GCCCTCTCATTAAGGCAAGAGATATTGCTGAGCCTATCATCGTCGGAGTAGGATTAGAGAGAGGCCTTAAGCATCTGACTCAAAAGAAAGATCAAAAAGGGCAGCCGTCGATGAAAGACAAAGAACTTCGTGAAAAAGTTGCTTCGACAATGCTCCATCTTCACGAGAAGAACAAGGAGCACGAGAAGCGGGCACACGCCCTGCGAGTCCTCTTCAAACAGGCCGAGCTAGGATACGCGCAGTTGCCTCATTCATTTAGTGAGCTAAGCGAAAAGCTGGCAGCACTAGCAAACGAAGATCTTTGTGTATTGGAGAAGGCTTTGGAATTAGCGGGCGGTAACCTTAAAATCGGCGAGTTGGGTCAGACAGATCAAAGCTCAGCGATGACGCCAACTGAAAAATTTCAAGCTGCTATCCTCGACTAGCGAAACCACCTTTTTTGGAGGACTGCAGGGATGAGCATCGTTGCTATCTCGAACATCCGCACCGCACCAGTCGGTGAGGACCTGACGACCGAAGAGAACCGTCTTTCCGTTTTGCGTGGGCTTGAATTAGCCTATCGCGTCGACAAACCCCTGGCTGATGTCGGCTCGACCCTTCTGATGGGCGAGTGGGCTGTGCTGAACTCGGACGGCAAAGCTGAGCGTCCAGGCGCAACCCCTGTCGGTAACACCTACCTCGTCTTCTGCGGCACTGACCGCTTTGACGTGAAGGCTACCGGCGCGATCACCCTTTTGATGGGCGTACCTTTGCTCGTCAAATCGAGCCGTTTCGATACGACTCAGACCTACGCCGTCGGCGATCTGCTGACCGTTAAAGATCTGGGCGGCGGCGAAGCCTATCCCACCAAAGCAGCCTCGGGCGAAGCCGCTCTCGGTCGCGTGATGGAAGTCAACGACGCGTTTCTCGTTTACGAAACTCTGGGCGGCGCTGCAGTAGCTCCGTAAGGTGCTAGTGCCGGTGCTCTAAGATCACCGCCTAATTTTGAACATCAAGGAGAATGGAAGATGTACGAAGGATTAGACGCCCAGACGTTCAACAATCTTTTCATCGAAAGATTGGACACTGTCGACGGGCTGCAAAAGACCGCTGCTGCAGGCGCGGCGTTTGTTCGCTCCAAAATTCGTGAGATTGGCTTTGCTCGCCGGATTCTTCCGCCCGAGTCGGTCACTCGCGCTGACCTGACCCGCTCGACCGATCACGACACGCTGATCAAGATCGTCGACATTGAGCACGAGTCGAAGGCTATGGCCGTCAACTTCGCTGCTACTGCTGACGAGCGCTATATCCAAGGCAAGCGCTACGCTCTGCCCTTCTTCAAGATCGAATCTGAAAAATTCGTGAAGTCTGAAGGCGAGCTGCTGGCCTACGATTATCCCGTCACAAAGGTAATCGAAGAAAACAGCGTGAAAGATATCCAAAAGGTTGAGGATATCAAGTTCATCGAGTACGCAGAAGCAGCGATCGCCATCACTGGCAAGCGCCTTGTTTCTTCCGCTACTCAGGTCGATCGTAAAGAGATGAACTCTCTTTTCAAAATGATCGACTACGATCAACTGACTGTAGGCTGTACCCTCATGAACACCGTCGACTACGACGATTACATGATCCAGCCTGCTACCGAAGTCGGTTCGCCGCTGGCCTCTGAGATCACCGTCGACGGATACAAGTATCCGACGATCCTCAAGCGCCGTCTTGTCGTGACCAACAAGCACGACATCTTGCTCCCCGGTGAAATCTGGGCCTTCACTGAGCCGGCCTACCTTGGTAACTTCTTCATCCTGAACGACGTTAAGTTCTGGATCAAAAAAGAAGCCGACCTCGTGGTCTGGAAAACTTGGGAGTACATTGCCGAGGGTTTTGGTAACATCAAGTCGATCGCTAAGATCGAACTCGACGTTCCGAATCCAATCCCTAGCGGCGGCACGCTGTAAGCTAAGCCGAAAGACAACTGCCGGGCCTATCGCCCGGCTTTTGTCCTTTCACAGGAGGACACATGAAACGAAAGTACAAGATCATCAACACGACGATCAAACCACTGCGCCGCGACCCAAAAACTGGGGCCGATCTGCGGTCATCAACCGAAAAGGTTGGTCACCCCGTATCGTTTCGCAACGAAAAAGACCAAGTCGTTTTGGTCCACCAATCGCAGCCTAGAATCGTCGACGAACTCTCCGAGGGGATCCTTCGCCTTCAGCGCGGTGGCTTCATCCATATCGAAGAGATCGACGACGTGATAACGGCTCTCCGGCAGCATGCGGTTCCACCTAAGGCGCAAGCCGTAGCCGCTGCCCCGGCCGCCGATAAAGCAAAGCCCAAGCCCTCGGCCCCCGTCGCCCCGGCCCCCAAGGCCCCGCCCGAGGCAGCCCCTGAGGCCCAGTTTTTCACCCCCGATCTTTTCGCGCCCGACCCTGTCGCAGCGCAAGAGCTCTCGGCAGATGATGGCGGCACTCACCCCTCGGCTGCTCGTCAGGCGAAGGCCGTCGAAATGGGTCGGGACACCTATGAGCAAGAAGGCGGGCGAGAGTACGACGGGGCGACAAACCCTGACGGCGATCCGAACTTTCTCGTCACAGCCAGCAAGAAGATGAAGCGCCAGGACCGTAAACGTAGCTGAGGCAATCTATGGCAACCGAGTCGTCACAAGCGACGGGTCGTGGGGAAAGGGCGAAGCGATATCTTCGCCTTTTTTTACGTGATACCGCCGAGCTCAATCGTCTGATCCGAAAAGAAGAGTCGAACGACGAACTCTTGCAGTTCGCCATCGACATGACAATTTCTGATTGGAATAGTACCTCGCCTTTCATCGGCAACGTGGGCATCAATAACTTTCCAAGCCTTTATCTTTTGATGCATGGCGCTGTCATCCAAATCCTTAAGACGCAAGGGCTCTTTCAGGCACGAAACGAGCTCAACTACTCGGCCGGCGGATCGAGCTTCATGCGCTCGAATAAATCCAACTACTACATGCAGTGGATGATAAACTTTGCCAACGAATATGAAGTCAAAAAACGGAACATGAAGATCGCCAAGAACATCATTGGTGGGTGGGGCGGGGTGGCTTCTGAATACGATAGGATTGGATATGCTTGGTAGCAGTTTTTTCGAAGGTTTCGTGAAGCGGGCGTTACAAGAAACAAGGGGAAAAGAAGATGCGGCGGTAGCACTGTCTAGCGTCCTTCCTTTCGGCACGACTCTTCACACGGCAAACCGTGAGGGGCGAGACGGAAAACGTCTAGGCGACTTTGGTGCGCGTACACTGGGTGCTTTGGGGGGCGTGGCCCTCGGCGGGAGTTTGGGTCGGCGCCTGTTGAACCATGAGGATCTCGGATACACCGCCTCACGCGTGATCCCGCAATTGCGGGATGGTATGCCTCATATACCAGCTAAAAATCTCCGTAAATTGTTGGCTGTCGCGGGGCTTACGACTGCCGTCGGGATAGGCGGCGAAATCATGGCCGACCGTATGAGAACAGGTAAAGAGTATGACGACAAGGGAAAGCGAAAACCGGAAGAGGCCGCCAAGTGAAAACGGCTAGCTTCTGGCAAGGCTTTCTGAAAAAAGCCGAGTGCTCGTGCGGGGACCAGAAAAAAGGTCCGCCGCCGCTTCTCGCTCGCTCGGTATCCAAAGCCGGCCCTAAGCTTTCCGACCTTACCGAAGAGAGCGACCGCAACAGATTTGACACCTAGGATGACACATGACCTACCACTTGATTTCACACGAAGAGCTTCTGACGCGGCACGCAGCCTTACTCGACGGGCTCAAAGAGACGACGCGAAAGAAGAACGCCGACTATGCTGGCAGTTCACCCGATGCTTTTTTTAATATGCGGATGGTCGAGCTCATGCAAATCACGAGCACTGAAACGGGTATCCTCACGCGGATGTCCGATAAATTCAGTCGCATCATCTCGCTTATTAAGCGGGCAAAGCTCGACCAGATCGATGCGGGTGATGGCATGGTTGCTTCAGAAGTTTCCGACGAATCCATCACCGACACGCTCCTAGACTTTGCCAACTACAACGTGCTTCTAGCGATCTACCTACAGCAGAAGCTTAAAGCCAGGGCTTCGGCCAAGAGAGCTTTAGAAGGATAAAAGATGGCCCTATCGACGGCGGCTCGCCTCAAACGAATTCGCTTTAAAAGCGTGGTGGTGATTGTCCTTTCGATCGAGCACATCTCGCGCATACTGGTCAAATGGGAGCTTGAGCCCACGGCCCAGGATCTGAGAGATCTCAAGTTTTTCATCGACCGCGGGGAAAGCCCCAATGCGATGGCCCAGCTTAACGCCGAACCCATACCTGCCTCGGCACTCTACGAATTCGTTGACTACACGGCCAATCTTATAGACTTGCAAAAGGTCTACTATTATCGCGTTCGCGCCGTGGAGTATCGGGGCGAGACTCCCGTCCAAACCATTATCTCTGCGGCGACAACTCCTGACGGCGATCTTGATTTTGTGGGTCTCTACATAGTGGAAGAGCATCTGTTCGCCCATCGCTGGGTCCACGGGGTACCGGCCATGGTATTCAAAAAGCGGCGCGACGGGGTTTACTGCCGGGAGTGCTGGGACGAGGTGCTAAAGCGTGTCACAAAAAGCAGCTGCACGACCTGCTACGGTACGGGCCGAGAGGGCGGCTACTACCCTCCGATCGAAGTCTGGATGAGTTTTGAGCCAGACCCTAAAGTCGAGCAGGTTGTCGACTGGGGCCGAAGGCAATCGACGCAGACTGACGTTCAATTTACGAACTACCCCTATCTTACGCCAGACGATATCATTGTCGAGCTCAAGCCAAATCGCGTCTGGAAAGTTAGCAACGTCCGAGGCCCGGAAAAAAACAGGACCATCATGCTTCAGTATTTGCGTCTCGATGCTGTGAACCCGTCGGATGTTGAGCAGAAGATCTCGGTACCGGAAGACCGGCGGGTAGCCATGGTCCTAGAAGCTGAGCAGCGAGAACTCGAAAGGGAATTCTGATGGAAGCGTTTTGGACGGGGTTTGACAAGGCGGGTAGCCGCGGCACGATTAAAGCGTATGAGTGGCTGCAGGGGCTGCGGGGCGCAGTGTCAGGCGGAATGACCGGCGCCGGCGCAGGGCTTTTAGCCCGCTCACGTTTTGAAGAAAAGTTTAAGGAGGACCACGAGAAAAACCTCGGGGACGCTTTGATCGCCAAGGCCCCCCTTCTTGGCGTTATGTCTGGCGTCATCGGCGGCGCGCTTTTAGGGCGACGCTTTGCCGAAAAGCAGACAAAGCCGATCAAAGATGCAATGCGCCAGTTCGAATCTTTTAAAGACAGCCTCAGTGGTTTCTCCAAACAGAGCTCTCTTGTGGACAGCTTTTTAGAGAAAAGGGCTGGCCTCAAAAGCGAGGTCTCCCTCAAAGACCATCAGCGCCGCGCCATCGCACAGCTACAAAAAAACGATGGCAGTCTTCTCGTGGCCCATGCGACCGGATCGGGTAAGACCCTGACAGGGATTGCGGGTTTTGAAGATCTGCGCAGGACGGGTAAAGCCAAGCGCTCGCTCGTCGTCGTGCCTGCCGCGCTCCGTGAAAACTTCGTTGAGAACATCCGTCGGTTCACGGATTCCGACCTCGCGGTCTACGGGCCAAAAGGCGAAAGATCGTCAAAGAACATCGGTGAAACCTCGTCGGCCGACTACAATATTGTCAGCTATGAGCTCTTTAAAGAGCATGGCGATGAGCTTCTAAAGACCACAGGTGCCGACACGCTCATCATGGACGAAGTGCACAGGGCGCGGGGCACAGAGGGCGTCACCTATAATAAGATCAAAGATCTTAGGCCTCGCTTTAAGAATGCAATTACCCTCACAGGCTCCATCGTTAATAATGAACCGAACGATGTCGTCCCTCTCATGGACATTACCTATACCCCGCAAGGGCACAAGCTAGTCAGCAAAAAGTTCTTCGACAAACTTTTCGTGAGCAAGGACGCCAAAACAAGAGGCCTTCTTAAGCCAAAAGTAGAAGTTGTCAAAGGCCTTGTTAACAAAAAACAGCTTTCTCGTTACTTAGAGGGAAAGATTGACTTTGTTTCGCACAAAGACCTTGAAAAAGACATGCCAAAAAAAGAGGTCATAGACGTCCCTGTTCCGATGAGCAAAGAGCAAAAAAAGCTCTACGATTTTACGCTCAGCTCGGTCGACCCCGTAACAAGGTGGAAGATTCGGAATAATATGCCCGTCGGCCAGAGGGAGGCGCAGGACGCCTTTGGAAAACTCAACAACGCGCGGCAGGTGTCGACCGACCATGCGGTTCTCGACAAAAAGCTTACCGATGTGAACCCGCTCGAATACTCGCCTAAGGTCCAGGCAGTCGTGCGGGATCTCAAAAGCCATCTCGGGGAAAAGCCCTCCAATCGATCGGTCATCTACGGAAACCTCGTTAAATTCCAGCTCGACGCCGTAGAAAAGGCCCTAAAGAAAGAAAAAATACCCTACGCAAAATTTATGGGCCTTGGGCAAGAAGGTCAGACGGCCAAGACGCGGCCTGAGGAAATCAAAGACTTTCAAGCCGGGCGAAAAAGGGTCCTTCTCATCTCGGGCGCTGGCGCCGAGGGGCTTGACCTTAAAAATACCTCGATGATGCAAATGCTCGAAGGTCACTATAATCCTGAGAAGATCCAGCAGGCGGAGGCGCGTATCAGGCGCCTTGGTTCTATGAGTCATCTGCCCGAAGAAGAGCGAAAGGTTATCATCAAGCGTTACATGGCTCAGCCGAGCGAGACGGGTGTGAAAAACATTCTTTCGCGGGCTCTCGGAGCCGTGGGGCTTGCAGGTGGCAGCCAGGGCGTAGATAAGTGGATGTATAACATCGCTGATCGAAAAGACAGGTTGAATAACGAGTTTAGGGATGTGCTCCGGAGCGATGAAAAAGTCGCCATGCTTGGCAACGAGGTTGACAGTCTTTTTGGTGAAGCGTATCTCGAGGGCGTGCTTGGAGCTGCGGGGCGCGGGTTAGGGGACTTGCCTGGACAGCAAGCGGCCAAGCTTGTCGTCAAAAGACGCGACGCGGACATGGAAGCCCGGATGAAACAGATGCTTTTGGATCGCGGCCAAGAAGAACTTACAAAGAAAAAACACTATAATGCAATCCTAGCCGAATCAAAATTAGACGAGCGGGCTATTGATGCCTCGCTTGGGGCAGGGATACTCGTACCAGGTGCTGTAGGTCTTTTGAGTTTTAATCCTACGCTTAAAACCAAGATGCGCAAACCCCTTCAAATCTTAGGGCGAGCCTTCGGCAAAGGCGTGACAAAACTCACCAAGGGACGCTTAGGGACTGGCACAGGCTCTTTTGATCAGATTATTGAAATGGTTATGCCGACTGTAATTGGCGGTGTGGCCGTGGGTGCGGTGACGCCGCCCCTTTCCGAGTATGCGGCGACCAAGTTTCAGCAGCATGCCATCGGTAATACGAAAGATCTCGATATAGGGATCGAGCGCTACACGGAAAAACTTCGACGTAAAGCTGAACGAAAATATAAGTCTTCGCGCGGCTATGTGAACGAGTTTGAAACGCGTAAAGAGCTTGGCGTCGACATCGCAGGAATATGAGGCCGATATGAAAGCGTTTTGGGAAGGCTTTGAAAAGAGGGCGTCGAGCATGATCGGTGTTATGCCCGGTATTACCTCGGGGCTTCGCACGACGAAGAGCTTTGGCAAGATGCGCAGGGCGCAGCCGCAGTCTGGAATTTCGATCGGTCCTCGGGCTCGGCCAGGCCCCGTCCCTTCTCCTAAACCCCAGCAAATGCAGGCGGCCAACACGGGCAGCATGCACGCCGGCTCGGGGGGCGGAGCCTCCGTCCCGAAACCCGCAATGAATTATGGCAGAGGCCTTCAAGGCAGCTACATCTAAATATCGGGAGTGAATATGAAAGCATCGAGCTTGCCGGGGATAACCAAATACGGCTCCCTTGGTGAGGCTATGGCCGACGTTTCGAAAAACCTAGCAAAGCAACATGCCGAAGTCTCAAAGAAAGTTTCTAAAACTAAGGCTGCCGCCTCAACCCCAGAAGGGAAATAACCGATGGCAAGTGAGGTCGACAGTAACGCCCTGCTCGAGGGCAAAGACACTGGCTACGGAATCCGCCGACAGTCAATCGCACGAGGGGATAAGATCCCAAATGTGGCTGTCTTTCTCAAGCGGACTACGCTAGAATTTCTCCAGGTGATCTTTAGTCAAAGAGCACCGGGGTCGTATCACTACGACAGGGATGATTCAGCAACAGAGATTCAAATTGCGGATGTTCACGCAGTAGACCTGAAAACTGTGGGCGTCCGTCCTGCTATTGTAGGTGTTCGTGGTCCTCTCGCTTGGCAAGGCACTGGCCTAGGCGGCAATGCTCTAGAAAAGCGGGACATGCGTACGGGCGCCTCTACCTTCAATGATCTCCTCACCGGATCAGTAGCTTTCTCGTGTATCAGCCGTGAAGGCATCGAGGCGGAACAGCTGGCACATCTTGTGTTCAACAGCTTTAAGTTTTTCCAGCCTGCGTTGCGGAAGTTCGGCTTCCATTCGATCAAAAGCTTAAATATCGGTGGCGAATCGCTGGTGGAGCAGGAGGGTTCGGACGACAAGACCTACATTGTCCCCGTCTACCTTACGGCGCTCATCCAAGATCGGTGGGTACTCGAAAACACAGCCGCAAAGAATCTCGAAAAAGTGCTGGTCGAACAGCTCACCCACGTTTTACGCTAAGGAGGATTTCATGGCTTACCGCCGTCCTGGGGTTACAGTTACGCAGGAATTTCTTGCCGCTGCGCCCGCACTTGCACCGTTTGCTTTGCCAAGTGTCGTCGTCGGTCCGTCCTACCAGCTGGTCACGGCTGATGCGCTCGGTACCTACGTTGGCTCGCAGCAAGTCTACGCCTACGCCAGCCTTCTGGGCGGCGCGATCGTCGACACGGCTTTTACGGCCGCAGACGAGATCTTTCCCATCACAAAGCGCGAGCTTTCGGTTCTGCTCCGAAACACGATCGTTGAGATCGTGGCCTCGCAGGACACCGGCTCAGGTCTTGGTTCTGTGCTCAGCGATGTTACCTCTGGTGTTTTCGATAACGTCCTGCCTGGCGACACGCTGATCGTAGAGGAGGCCACTGGCCTTACTATCGTCGCGGCTCAGACCAACGGCGTGACGACCGACACCGCTGGTCAGCGTAACCGCCTGACAGCTGGCACGTCGGGTCAATTTGCCAACGTTAAGATCGGCGACGAAGTCATCGTCACGGCCGGTACCAACACGACGCCTGGAACCTACCCTGTCATCGCCAAGCTTTCAAACAGCTTGATCGTGGTTACGGGCGAGATCAACGATGGGGTCGGCGCTTCGACCAACGTCTCCTTTTCGATCACAGGCGATCGCGGCTCGGTGAACCAGGGTAACTACCGGGTCCTCTCCGTCGATGGTGACGAAGTTACCCTCGAAAGCCCCTTCCAAGACACGCCTGAAGCCCCCCTGACCTATTCGATCCGCAGAACCATCGGCGATGTAGAGGTGACCTACCTCGACTCTCCCGGTAACGGCTTCACTGCGGAC